GGGTTGCGATTCTTGGAACTTCCCTCTCTGAATCGCATAAAGGGTATCTCTCGCAGTTCTCGACAGCCGTCATGGCATTAGACCCCGATGCTTTGCCAAAGACACTACAGTACGCCAAAGAGTTGCGTGGTCACGTGAGGAATGTAAAAGTGCTACGCTTGAACTACGACATAAAATACCGTAACCCCGTGGATGTACAGAAGATGCATCTATTTCAAGACAAAGGAGAAGTGTAATGGAATTATCAATTATAAGGAGCCTGATGGACAAGGAGTTCTACGATGCACATCGTGGTGCCAAGTGTCCTGACAGGTTGTTTAATCCAGAGAACCGCAAGATCAAGAAGACCATTGACATGGCAATGGATCGCTATGAACGCAGTGTGACACCAGAGGAAGTGGAGGCATTGTTCTTGTCTAACAATCCCACACTGACGCCATCAAACAAGTTGGCGTACTCTTCTGTGTTCACCAACATCAAGAAGGAAAGCCCGATGGGCAGCGACGTAGCACAGGAAGTGCTGTCCAAGCTGTTTCAGCAGGTTGTAGGCACGGACATTGCTGAGTTGGGGTTTGAATACGTCAATGGTGATCAGGGTAGCTTGGAGTCGCTTAGACGGCTGCTTGAGCAATACAACGACGACTTCCTGCCTGACATGAATGTGGAGTGGGATGACATCGACATAGACACGCTGCTGACCAAGAATGATCTTGAGGCACGTTGGACGTTCAATATCCCTACGCTTGCAGGGTATGTGGAAGGCGTCAATGCTGGACACCTGATTGAGATTGGCGCACGGCCCAACACTGGCAAGACATCGTTCCATGCCAGCTTGATTGCCAGCCCCGGTGGTATGGCAGCACAGGGTGCTAACTGTATCATCCTCTGTAATGAGGAAGGCAGTCACCGTGTCGGCGCACGTTATCTGACAGCAGCTACGGGTATGACCATGCGTGAGATTAAGAACAATCCCAGCAAGGCTCGTGACCTGTACGCCCCCATCAAAGAGCGTATCAAGATCAAGGATGCTACAGGCCGTGACATGTCATGGGTTGAGTCAGTCTGTAAGACCTATAAGCCTGATGTCATTCTTCTTGACATGGGTGATAAGTTTGCACGGCAGGGTGGCTTCGCTCGTCCTGATGAAGCACTCAAGGCCAATGCAATTCATGCACGTATGATTGCCAAGCAGTACGAGTGTGCTGTGTTTTACATGTCACAGCTTTCTGCCGACGCAGAGGGCAAGGTCATTCTCAATCAGGCAATGATGGAGGGGTCACGCACTGGTAAGGCAGCAGAGGCTGACCTGATGATCCTGATTGCAAAGAACCCAGCAAAGCAAGACGATGATCCTAATAAGCCAGAGGATTTGCAGCGGCACATCAATGTTGTAAAGAACAAGCTAAGTGGGTGGCACGGGCTAGTAACATGTGAACTAGATTACCGTACAGGAAGGTACATGGTGTGATGCAAGGAGAACTCTTTACATTTTCAAAAGAAGAAATTGTAGAAGGTTTGGAATGCAACAACTGTGGTGAACTTCAACCCATCAATCAGTTTCAACATATGGAATCTGGTGAGATAAAAAGAAAGTGTAGGACATGTAGCCGCAATCAGGCGCAGCTAGTAAAGCGTTTGAAGCAGGAGAACCCTTATCCAGACGAGCATTATGCTTGTCCTATCTGTGACAGAAAGATGGATGAGATAGCTAGAAAGGGACAGAGGCGTTTGCAGAATTGGGTGCTAGATCACTGCCACGACACAGAGACATTTCGTGGCTGGGTGTGCCACCACTGCAATACTGGTCTTGGAGCGTTCAAAGATTCGCTTGACAGGGTACGCAAGGCTGCGATATACCTACAGCAACACGAGGAGAAAAAGAATGAAACTAACACTTGATGTAGAAAACACGGTGACACACAGGGATGGCAAGATGCACCTTGATCCGTTTGAGCCTACCAATTCACTTGTAATGGTTGGTATGCTTACAGACCAAGGCCAGTGTCTGACGTTCCCATTTGACCACGCTGACCGTCCCAATCAAGACGACTACTTTGATCGTGTACAGATGATGTTGGATGAAGCTACAATCTTGATATGCCACAATGCCCCTCACGATCTTGTTTGGCTGTGGGAGTCCGGCTTCAAGTATGACGGCCCTGTTTTCGACACAATGCTGGCAGAGTATGTTATGCAGCGTGGGCAGAAAGAGCCACTGTCTCTTGACGCATGTGCGCAACGCTATGAACTGAGTTGGCAGAAGCAGGATACACTGAAAGAATATTTCAAACAGGGCATAAGCACCAGAGACATACCATACAATGAACTGACAGAGTATCTTGTATCTGACCTTCATGCGACACAGGAGTTGTCTGACAGGCAGTATGCAAAGTTAATGAGCAAAGAGTACGCAGGTCTTATGAACACTGTTGTCCTGTCTAATCAAGTTGCTGTGGTGCTGGCTAGGATTTATCAGCGTGGGTTCAAGGTAAACGAAAGTGTGCTGGAAGATGTACGTGTCGAGTTTGAAAACGAGAAGCAGACACTGACAGGTGAGTTGGAGACTATGGTGCATAAGTTGATGGGGCATCGTCACGTTAATCTCAATAGCCCAGAGCAGTTGTCTCAAGTTATCTACAGTCGCAAGCCCATTGACAAAGCCATGTGGCAAAACAACTTTGACCCATACATGTCAAAGGAGTCGTACAAGGCTGTGATGAAAGAGAACAGCGAGATTGTCTACAAGAAAGAACCACAAAAGTGTCACACCTGTGACGGTTCAGGTAAGGTGTATCGTACCCGGAAAGATGGGAGTAAGTATGCAAGGCCAAACAAATGTAAGGTCTGTGATGGGAACGGATACGTGTTTGTTGAGTCCGAAAGGGTTGCTGGACTACGTTTTACTGCACCGGATGCCAAGTGGGTCAGTGCTAATGGTTTCACAACTAGCAAGACACACCTTGAGATACTTGAAGGATTTGCACGTCAGCACAATATGCACGATGCAATCAGCTTCTTAAATAAGGTAAAGCGTTTGAGTGCGCTAGATACTTACCTGTCATCATTCGTTGATGGCATAAATACCTACAGGAAGGCAGACGGTAAACTGCATGTCCGTCTTCTGCAGCATCGCACGGCTACTGGTCGCTTCTCTGGTGCTGATCCAAACATGCAGAACATGCCACGTGGTGGAACATTCCCTGTAAAGAAAGTGTTCGTATCACGGTGGGAAGGTGGTAAGATTATGGAAGCCGACTTTGCACAGTTGGAGTTTCGTGCCGCTGCTTTCCTATCACAAGATGGAGTTGCAATTGAAGAAGTTTCTACTGGGTTTGATGTACACAGTTACACCGCTAAAGTTATTACCGATGCTGGTCAGCCTACGGACAGACAGGCTGCGAAGGCGCATACTTTCGCGCCGTTATATGGAGCGACAGGCTATGGAAGAACAAAAGCGGAGGCAGAATACTACACACACTTCACAAAGAAATATAAAGGCATCGCAGATTGGCATTCCCGATTGGCTAAAGAGGCTTTGACAACTAAGATGATTACTACGCCATCTGGTCGTCAGTATTCATTTCCCAATGTTGTGCGTAAGATGAACGGAACTGTGTCGTACTTTACACAGATAAAGAATTATCCCGTGCAGGGATTTGCCACAGCAGACATTGTTCCTGTTGTGTTACTTGAGATGGAAAAGAGATTATCAACTATGAAGAGTTGTATTGTTAACACAGTGCATGATTCAGTGGTGATTGACATTCACCCAGAGGAAGAAGAAAAAATTATTTCTCTGGTGAAGAACATGAATGATAATCTTACCGACTTGATTAACAATGCTTTTGCTGTCAAGTTAAATGTTCCGATGCTTTTAGAAGCAAAAATCGGTCCTAACTGGCTTGACACGAAAGATGTGGCATGATATAACTATGGCTCTTGAACTCAAGAAAGGAGTAAAGAAATAATGAGTGAACTAATAAATGTTAACGCTGGCAACTTTGCGGCTTTGGCGAAGCTAACAGGCATCGCTGATGACGGCAAGACTAG